CCTTGGTGGTGGAGGGAAACCTTACCTACAAGCAGTGAGGTGAACCCAACAAAACACTAGGTTGTGACGCCTAGGCAAGTAGAAGTTCACTCACCAGTTCCAACCTACACCCAATCGACTTAGCTAGGGCTGTATATATGTTTGGTAGGCAGTGAAGCATGTTAGTAATAGGAGTTAACCTATCACCTTCATGTAGATCACTACCATCATATTATAGTCCTCCTAGACTGAAGAGGGGATGGGGTAGAAATCTCTGACCCAGAGCCGTGGTACGCTCAAGCTGTTCGAAGGCTAGCACCCTTACCGAGCAGTGGGTAGGGACCTACCACTGGTGACCAATCTTATATTAATGTAGCCGCTTTCACGACTAGATTAAGTACCATAGGGAAGTTAATCCCCATAGTATTAACCTTGTATGTCAGAGACTACACAGTATACGATGGTCTAGTTAAGACCTTTCTTAGTAATTACAACCAGAACATGGGCCAATTAGGCTTAGAGCGGGGTCTTCAACGTTATAAGAACGTTCGACTCGCGGTTCTAAGGTACCTAAGTGGGCACCCATTGTCTGAACTTGAGTTTGTAGCACTAAATTCTTACGGTTTTCCAAAAGAGTTACAAGTATGGGTTCCGCTTCTGAAGGACAAGGAAGCCATAAGAGTTCTTCTGACATTATTAAATATCGGAAGAGCCTTTAAGACTCTACCTGTCCTGAAGACGGATACCATTACTGTTCCTTCTAAAGGATTACCTCAGTTACCTGAGGAGCCTGTTAAGGCTATCGTTAAGACTTTAGGAGTCTACTCTCAAGACCTTTCATGGTCTCAGTTTCATTTCTCTACCAAAAGTGGGCCTAATGGTCCTGCTATGGCTACGGCATTGACTGACCTCTATGTACTGTCTCCTGAACAGAAGAAAGATATTATTCTTCTGGGAGGTGATGCATTGAGCGTTGCGATGTCGAAACCTTATATGCAGACGCCTTTAGGTTACACGATGATGGAGTTATGGTCTAAGATTCATGTTAAGGCGGAATTGTTTACTAGAAAGCTTAGCTATTTTAGTGATAAAGAGGGGAAAACTCGAGTTATTGCGATCCTAGATTACTGGTCACAAACTGCATTGTATCCTATTCATGATGCTCTTATGAACATCTTGAAGAAGATACCGCAAGATTGTTCCTTTAATCAGGAGAGCTTTAAAGACAAGTTACCACCTCTTGGTCCATACTTCTGTTTTGATCTTTCCGCAGCTACTGACAGAATGCCAGTAACACTGCAACAACAAGTACTTAAGTACTTGATTGGGGAAGACAAGGCCGAAGCCTGGAAACAGTTGCTGGTAAGAGACGCTTATTCCGTTCGAGGATCAGACCCTGTTGTGTACAGGGCTGGTCAGCCTATGGGAGCGTACTCGTCTTGGGCAGCGATGGCTTTAACGCATCATCTCATGGTTCAATACTCATCATTTTTAGCTGGGGTTACTACCCCTGCTGAATATTTTGATAAGTATGTGTTACTAGGAGATGACCT